TATAGGGGATATACCCGATGTTCCATTGCTTCCATTTAAACCGCTCGTACCTGCTAAACCATTAGTACCATTGATACCACTAGTTCCGTTCAATCCTGAGGTTCCTGACGTGCCCTGTGAACCATTTACGCCTGATGTACCTGAAGTTCCGTTTGAACCTCCAGCTCCACTCAAACCTGATGTACCCGATGTACCATCTAATCCCGATGTGCCTGATGTTCCTTGCGAACCAGCTCCACCATTTATTCCTGAAGTACCATTAGCACCATTGATGCCACTAGTACCATTACTTCCATTTAATCCACTCGTCCCACTAACACCGCTAGTTCCTGATGAACCCGTCAAACCCGATGTTCCTGACGTGCCATTCACTCCGCTAGTTCCGTTTACCCCACTAGTACCATTTACTCCTGATGTACCTGATACACCCGAAGTACCTGAAGTACCATCACCACCTGCAGCTCCTGCTAAGTTTACTTGCCATACGTTATATGTACCATTACCATCTTTGGCAGTGACAGTTAATACTAAAGCACCATTACCGGCGTTATAGCTTACTACATCACCCGTCATGTGATTATTTACATCGTATGCAATCAATACTGATTGTGCTACTGTGTATGCTAAACCTAATCCAGTTATTAAACTTAATGTTGAACCCTGATTTTGAATTGATAAAGATGTAGATGATGTAGATTGGTATTTATCACCATTTAAACCTGATGTACCATTACTACCATTTACCCCTGAAGTTCCGTTCACACCTGATGTGCCGTTTACTCCCGAAGTTCCATTAGAACCATTTAAACCAGATGTTCCATTTATACCCGATGTGCCACTCACTCCACTAGTCCCATTACTTCCGTTAGCACCATTCGTTCCGTTGATACCTGAACTTCCATTTAAACCTGAAGTTCCATCAACCCCATTAGTACCATTTGTGCCATTAGCACCATTGATACCGCTAGTTCCGTTAATGCCTGATGTTCCCGATACTCCTGAAGTACCTGAACTTCCACCTGCTCCTGTGATACCTGATGTACCATTACTTCCGTTTAAACCCGATGTACCGTTTAAACCTGAAGTTCCATTTATTCCACTAGTCCCATTGATACCCGATGTTCCTGAAACACCGCTAGTACCCGAACTTCCACCTGCTCCACTTAAACCTGAAGTGCCGGATGTTCCGTTTACTCCATTGATACCTGATGTACCTGCTGCTCCTGTTGCACCATTAGTTCCATTAGTTCCATTTAAACCATTAGTTCCATTAAGACCTGATGTACCATTACTACCTGCTGCTCCAGTTCCGTTAGTACCATTGATACCTGACGTACCCGATGTGCCACGAGTTCCTGAAGTGCCTGACGTACCTGAAGTACCACTAGCACCAGCTGAACCGGTGATAATCATACTATCAATCATATCAGTATTAAAACTTCTTAATATCGCAGGTGTAATTAAACCTGATGAGTTATCTGGAAAATCTGCCTGATTGGCAGCCTCTAATTGTGTTTTATTTAATATAGCCATGCTAAACTAAGTTTATTGATTTTGTGTTTGTGAATACGGAACTTCGGTAGAACCTATACCTTGCTCTAATAATGCACCATTACAACACTTACGTGAGTATGTATTGGAGTGAATGCATAAGCATGCTCTCCTATTATTCTTCGGTGATGATTTACCCTGTGTAGGTCCTATGTAAACACCTGATGTTGCTACGAATCTTGCTAAATAAGATGGGTTTGGCATTTATTTATTTATTTGCTATTTTAACAATCAATAACCTAAATGTAGTTGATTATTTTACTTTTGCTAGCATTTCATTATGCATAAGTGTTTGTAACCTATTGTAATCACTATCATGCGCTAGGAATAGTAAGCATGTTTCTAATGGTAGTTTAACCACATCTGCTATTGCTCTTATATCTCCTCCGGCGAGTTGTATAATTGAGCTATAACTTTTCCATTTTCTTCCAAAATTGATTTGATGTTGTGAGGTATCCCCGGCGTATCCTTCAAAGATTTCAGGATAAAATTCGGTAAGTCCTCTAATAAATGTACAAAAAAAAACAATGCACCCCAATTGATATCCATACCTAAACCTAAAAACTTATCTCCATCTATGTTACCATCGTATGCTTCTATCTCATATAAATCACCTACCTTCTTTGTGATAGGACGATATAAGATACTCATCACCTTCGCCCAGTTGTTATCTATCTGAAAGGTTTCGTATTTTGCTATATCTAAATAAGCACCATAAGCAATCTTACTTAAATTAGGTTCAAACCCATACTCCTTTCCATCTATTCTTATAATCCTTTGCAGGGGTAGGTCACAACGTTGCATAAACCCATCTAAATCCCCTTTAATCTTTACGAAGGTATCTACATCCAATCCCATAAGATAATCCGCAGGTAAATCGCATAGGTGGTAAAACAGGCATGCCGTTTGAGCATTTGATTCACCCTCATAGGATTTTAAATCGTTATGTAGTTTAAGGTATTTCTCTAGGGTTATAGCACTCCAATCGGTAGGTACTGTAATTTGGATTGTTTGTTTCATATTATCTTTGGTTTTTCTTTTCTCTATATTGTTCAGGGTTGATTAACTCAATGGTATTAAACGCTGATTTAATTATTGGTTGTGATGTTATATCAATTACTTTCTTACTCTCTAAACGATGTTGTAGTTCTCTCACCTTACTCTCCGCAGATGCTCTTTGGTGTATGGTAGCAGATAGGAATGCTTTAGCTTGTGTTAGTTCTTCCAATAGTTTAGTTTGCTCTTTCTCTAAATGCGCAATGTATGCTGCCATCTCCATAACACCTTTCTCATCTATTTGTGCTTCTCCAATTTGTAAGTAGTTTGTTTCCATATTATTATCTTATTGTTATAACGTATTTTCCTTTTGCTGTTGCCACATTACTTAACTTCATCATACACGCATAACGTGCTGCATCAATAAGATGGTCTAACCCACCTTCTGGTTTATCCGTAACGTGTTGGTGTTTATCTACTCCCCATTGGTATGAATAAAACTCATTCACTAGGTTGTTGCATGTTTTAGGTATGTTGAGTGTGTAGTTCTGCATAACCTGTATTCCAAAGTTAATACTATCCTTACCTTTAACAACAGGTTTCGTATTAAACCCTGCTCTATATAATTCTTCTATTAGGCGGGGTTCAGCACTATCACAATATATTTCCTCTCTACCTTTCACACAACCTTTGAAGTGTTTAATCAAATCATCGGTTACCATACCCTTCTCATATAAGCTTTCCACAAAATATAAATCCTTTGCACCATACTTAAACACTGCTACTAATGCGGAAGGGTCAGCACTATATCCTGCATCAAATCCCCAACACACAAACTCTGCATCATCAGGTACCCAATCAACTAAGTTAAATTGGAACACTGCTCTCTCATTGGTTGTGAATTCTCCTAACCCATAAGTTTTCCATGCTTTAGGGTTGGTGTGTTTTAACTCCTCAATTGCTTCTACTACTGATTGTTCTAGGTATGGGTTATCCTTATATGTGGTAAAGTATTGTGCTGCTTCTAATCCTCTTATCCAATGAAAAGGTGAAATGGTGGGATTTAGGGATAATATAATTGTTTGAGTAGTTCTAATTTGTAGCTGGAAGTAACTCTCACTATCTATCTCATTTGCTTCCTCCAACCATAAGATGCTACTCTTTAATCCTCTCAGCTTCTCCGCATCATCCGTAGATATAAATTGTATAATACTCCCACTTTGGAACTCATATACTCTATCAGTGCTATTAAACGCATGGTCCTCCCACAATCCTAATGCACTCATAACATCTTTAAAATCTTTCATTACCGTTCTCTTAAGGGATGGTACTGTTTTACGAACGATTGTTATGTTATGCTTACCTGTGAGAGCTTGTACGATACACCATTGTAGTAGTGCATAACTTTTACCCGAACGTGTTCCACCATAATGTATTGTTACTCTATGTGTACTATCGTTTTGGTTGCCATACGTTTTAGTAGTGTTTATTTCTAGGTTCATGTTTACAATTGTGAATTTACATTTGTGAATCCTCTACACTCTTTTGCGTTATGTTTACTGATATCTGCTGAATCTTTTGGTTTATCTCACCACTCATCTCCGTTCTACTTAATTTCGGCATAACATATTCTAATAGCTTAAATGCTAACTCCATTGCTTTCTCTGGGTTCTTCTTCTTTATCTCCTCCAAATCCGTATTGATTGTGGATAGCACATTGTTTGTGGCACGTGCGATTGTTAGTTTCATCTCCTCCGTACTTCGGTTGAGTGCTCCTGGTTTCCTCCCACCCATCTTATTGCCTGGTTTAAATAAATGCTCTCTGCTCTTTTCCATATTCGTTTTTGATACGATATTTAATCGTTTCTATATATTATAACACTCTACCACCATATTGTATTTATCGTTGAAGCATGCCATGTTTCTGCTCTATTACGGATACATCCTGCTACTTCATCCCAAAGTGGTTTAGGTCCTTCCCAGTTCGCATCTAATATCTCTATGTAATCTTTTAAATCCCTTTGCTTTGGGTATGGTAGTTCATCTAAAGTGAGGTTCTTCCTTTCTGCTTTGTGTATAAAATAAAAGTATCTAAACTGTCCA